TAAAGCTTTCTGATTATCTGTAAGGGCTTCTACATCCCTTAACATATCAGCATTGATTGGTTTCTTTCTTTTCATCTGTTTAGATGTTAATCCAACTCCAATAGGTTGGTCCCCATTCTTCTTTTTTCTAGGCATAATTATAGAGAGAAAGGTTTCACTTTAGCACCAGGCATTTTAGATGCCCTGTGCAATACATCATTCCAACCTGGTTTCTTCTTCACCAGTTTCTCTTGCCATTCTCCCACTTCTCCTACGCCAGCACATCCCTGACTCCAATCTTTATCCCAATCAGGATTCTTTTCTCTCCATTCATCATAGGCACTCATAGTCATAGAGAGTTCTTGAGTCTCTCCAGTCTTGAGATTTTTCACAGGGTATGTTGGCATAAGTAGACTATTGTGTAGTTTTATTTAGACCCATTCAAGGGCTTGAGAGACACTAGGGAACTGCTCACAGAATATTCTTCTGCATTCTTCAGCAATTCTCATGTGTTCTTTCTGTGTTCCATGTGCAGAACGCAGATTGATGTAGTGTATCCACGACCTCACAGAACCAGTCATGTATAGTTTAGTTGGTGTGGCAAGTGGTAGGACAAACCTAGCACACTCCTTGGCAACACCAGCATCTAACATCTCCTTGTAGAGTTTCATTCCATCTACAAAATGTCTCTGCATCTTAAGATCAAAATCTTGAACCACAAAAGGATCTAAATCATCAATAGAATTTTGTCTATTCTTATCATCCTGCCTTCTTAATTCTGGTAGAGGAATAACTTCACCAAGCATACTACTATCAGCATACCTTTGAGAGAACTCTTGATAAGTAAATGATCTATGTCTTAATATCTGTGCTGCTAATCCTCTGGTAGTCTCTATCTCCAGAGTCATGTGTGCTTGCTCAAAGACTGACCAGTGACCGTGCTTTATGCAGTAGCCTAGTAACCCAGCTACCTTTGGATTGTCTTGATTCTTTGGGTTGCTCACTCTTGCCACGTACCCCATTGTCTCCTCTGCCTTTGGGGTTACTGTTACTAAGTTCACGTTCATGTTGTTTCTCACGTTTTTTAATCATTTTAGCATAGAAGACATCCTTTTTACTATACCAATCTGGATGCTTCTTTGCTAGTTTAAGTAGTTTCTTTGCTGCTTTCTTGTCCTTCATTCATTCTAGTCTGGATATCCATCATCATCAAAGACTTCATCATAGTCTGTGAGATGAGGGACTATATCTTCGTATTTATACGCATCAACATCAGAATAAATCTCAGACTCAAGAGAATCAACTAGCAACTTTAAATTCTTAACTATAAGTTTTAATTTATCTCTATCCATTATCTTTTTAGAAAGTAATGATTAATAACTTCAATCTGATCATGATACCTAGCAATCTTATCTAACTCTACTTGGATTGCCTCAGTAATATCTGAGTGCTCTCCAATACCTGCTGGATGCTCTAAGTATACTTCTACGTTTGCTTTATGCTTTGCAATCTCACCGTTGGCATGTGCTAAGACTGCCTTCAGTAGTTGATCTCTCATATGAAGTGCCATAATTATACTTTTTTTATTAGTATACATTAAAAAAGGAGGAGTGTAAACCCCTCCTCATTCCTTATGCAGAAGCAAGTTCTTTTTGGAACTTAACACCTCTATAGGTTTCTTCAACCTTTACAGTGTTTGATGCTTTGCGTGTATCAGTGTCATACTTGACACCACGGTAAGTGACTTGTGCCATTGTGTTACTCCTAAAGTAATTGGATTTTTAGCCCCGTTCCTTTAGTCATTTGCGTCCTCGTCGAAGGAGGATGAACGCCCCGTTCCGTGACTTACTTGCGTCCTATTATAGAACTTTCACACGGCTCTGATACTTTAGTCTTAAGATAGTCAATAAGGTATTCCCTAGAGTCTTTACTAAGATTAGAATCAAAAAGAACTTCCATTCTTGTTTCATTCCACATAGCACAATCCATATCCCAGTGGGAGTAATTGTGCTCTGTGAGCATTAGTGCCAGCAGTTCTAGTCCTAACATTGGATGAACGTTGTGTTAATACTAACACATGTACTTTATTTAGTCAAGCTCTTTTGTATTATGTGATACCAAATCCTTTTACTACCTTTTCTGCATGTTTATTATTCTCTTTCAACTTAGTCATCCAGATCCTTTCATTAAGAGTCACCTCTCCATCAGTTGATATCACTCTACAACAGATATCAACTAGCTTGTTGTAATAGTTGTTGCTTAACATGTTCAATTGCTGCTGGTAGTATGGCATATTCTTTTCTTTGAATAGCCTTGGTTAATGATTTGATGGTGTCTTCTGGAAGTATGGGAACTTCTGACTGCATTATAACTTCACCACCATCTAATTCTTCATTGACATAGTGTACACTACATCCAGTAAACTCTTCTCTATTATTAATTGCCTGTTCTACTGCATGTAATCCCTTATACTTTGGTAGTAATGATGGATGTACATTTATTATAGGACAAGGAAAGGCAGCAGGATTCTTAATGATTCTCATGTACCCTGCAAGGACTATGAGATCTACATTCCATGCCTTGAATAATTCTATCATCTTATCTTCATCTTTAGAATTGACATGACAATGTGGAATGCCAAACTTTGCTGCTCTCTTAAGAGCACCACAATCCTTCTTGTTGTGAATCATTATCACAACTTCATCTCTACTACAGGTGCGAACTATGTTCTCGAAGTTGGTTCCGTTACCAGAACACATAATCCCTAGTCTCATAGCACTGGATACTCCTCGTTTCTTACAAATTTGGTTTTCTTTGTTTTAAAATCATCCATCAATCTACTAACTTGCAACCTATCAAGACCTGCAAGGTGTTGACAGTTCTCTAAGCAACGGTAGATACATTCTCTATCACTTATGGGTGGGGAGATCTCCCATCCATCCTTATCATAGTATTTCTTACCTGTAGTGACTTGTGCCTCTACATAGGAATAATCTTTACTCATTCTTGAAACTCATCTAAAGTCCAAGGTGAAGCATTATATCCAGTATGATACTCTCTTAATGCCTCTAACATAATCTGTTTCAACTCTACTCTTTCTTTATCATTAAAGATAGGCAGTTCTTTCCACTCACCTTTTGGAAGAATAGGTTCTCCATTCTCATCATGAGGATATACATTGTCCATACATCCCTTTACTTGACCACCACTCATCCCTTGTGTATCAATCTTATCCATCTAATGGCCTCCCATGCTTATCAACTAGACCCATCTTCTGAACCTGACCTAGATTAGACTTTCTAAATTTTTTAATCTGTTTATACTCTTTGATAAGTTTATCTACTTGATCCTGATACACCTTAACATTTAATTCTTTAGCTTCATCACTAACAAATCCTACTCCACTATCATCTTTACCTTCCTGCGCCTCTATGTAATCATTGATTCCGTTCTGAATTTCACCCTCAATAATATCATTGATCTGAGATTTCAGTTCTTCATCTTTCATTTCTTTTTCCTCTTAACTTTCTTTTCTGGTGGAGTCTTAAGACCATTCCATGTTCTAGCATTCATAGTTCCCATAGTCCAACCTATATCCTGCAATCCTTCTTTATACTTATCATAATAGTGATCAAAAATTTCCACTCTACTATCAGCTATCACAATGTCATGAGTTAATTTTTCTTCTACAACATAAGTAACAAGATAAGAACTCTTAGGAAGTTTCTTATCATCTGCTACTTTCTTCTCACACTTTTCATGAATAACTTGCATGACTAACTTCTTCCACCCCACTCAATGTCTGGGTATGCTTCTTCCACTACTTCAAAAGGAACATTATACATGTCTTCTAGATCCTTATCCTTAACAGCAATCACAATGTCTGCCTCCTTTGGATGTAAACCCTCTAGCATCTGTATAAAAATAGTCTCTCTTCTAATAGTAGACAGTGTATCATTACCACCCTTCACAAACATATAAAGATTCCTTTGCTCTCTACGCAATGAAGAGTGATCTGTGCCTAATGGATTCTCATTTGGTTTGTAAGGAACCTTTCCTTCAGGGAGAAGAGAAATAATTGAGTCATCAAAGTTCCAAATGAAAAGACTCTTTAAGATGTCACATTCATACTCTCTAAGCAATGCAACTTTCTTTGCATCAGTCTTCTGCTCAGATACTAATTCAAGTATCTCATTCATAAAAGGATTGGAAGGTAGCTTCTTTGTTGCTGCTGTCTTCCTTGGTTTCCTAGTCTTCTTAGTTCTAGGACTCCCCGTCGTCGTCATCATCGAGTTCTCTGTCATGGTTTTCAATTCTTAAGGCTAAAATTTCATCAGGAACTAGGTTCCCATTTGAGTCAAACATCTCTGGATGAGAGTAGACAATCTGTGGTGTAGTATCATATGAATGTTGTCTTGCCATCCATCCTATCATACCTCCCACCATAATTGCAAGAATAGACACTAGTGTCATAAGTGTCAAGGTTACTACAAGTGTTTCAGACATGGCACTCCTCCAGAGAGTTATTTTTTTCTAATGTCCAAGTAAAAATTTAAGTGAAATACTATCTCCCTATTCCATATAGCAATTAGATTTCCAAATTTTACTTGAAATGTTTTAGGTTTTTCTGGTTCCTCTTGTTTGCTCCTCCTTCTGAGTAAAAGTTCTACTCCTTTATTAAGGGTAGGTTCTGGATTATTTAGAGACTTTTCTTCGTCTTCCAGGTTTTCTGTCACGTTGATACCTCCATGCATCATCTAATATACCATACAAATATGCCTTTATCTTTCTTGCTTGAGGTTTAGGTATGTGACCATATGCCTCCCTTAATTGTTTATGATTGTTATCAGCACCTCCTTCAATGTATTGTTCAAGTTCTAATACTTGATCAGATATTTCAGCAGCAGTAGAACTCTCTACGAAAGAATCTATCTCTGCCTTCCTAGTCTTACGATACTTGAGGTAATCATAGAACTTAAGCTGCATCTTACCTTCAAAAGCATACTCAATAGCATGTTCAATCATGTCATATACGTTTTCAAAATCGTCTTTCATTAGACTAATTTTTTCTCCTTTAAATACTGAACTGTTTCTGAACATCCACCTAGATTGGTGGAGTCTATTACTACTTGAGGGAATGTAGATCCATTTCCAAACTGTCCATAGAAACTTTCCCTATCAAAGTCCTCATCTAGTTTATAAACTCTATGATTTAACTTTGCTAATTGTAACACCTGAACAACCTTAGTGCAATAGGGACATCCATCTTTGGAATAAACTGTAAAGTTATTCATTAATTTCTTTTGATTTGTTTTTAATAATGATTCTATCATTCTTATAATCAGGAACAAACTCTAAGACATCATCAATACCCCACATGAGTTCTTCATATAAAGAGTTGAGTCTGTCCATGTCCTCCCAAAGATCATTGACATGGGTTCTTTCATCCCACACATTCTCTTCTGGCTCTAGGTCTCCGTGCATATGTTCTCCTTGAACAGTTTTTATTTAGTGTCCATAAAAAATGGAGGGACTATTAATCCCTCCATATCCTAACAAATATTCAGTTTTAAATCAAGCTTAACCTATGGAAGGAGCAACAAGTGCAACTTCAGTCTCACTAGCAGATGCTAGATCAAGTGGGAAGTTGTGTGCATTTCTTTCATGCATAACTTCCATACCAAGGTTTGCTCTGTTAAGAACATCTCCCCATGTAGGTACAACCTTACCAGAAGTGTCTACAACAGACTGGTTGAAGTTAAACCCATTAAGGTTAAATGCCATTGTACAGATGCCCATAGAGGTCAACCATACACAGATAACAGGCCATGATGCAAGGAAGAAGTGAAGACTTCTTGAGTTGTTGAATGATGCATACTGGAAGATAAGTCTACCAAAGTATCCATGAGCAGCAACAATGTTATAAGTTTCTTCTTCTTGTCCAAACTTGTAACCATAGTTCTGAGAATCTAACCCAGTGGTTTCACGAATGAGTGAAGATGTAACTAGTGAACCATGCATAGCACTGAAGAGTGCTCCACCAAACATACCAGCAACACCAGCCATATGGAATGGGTGCATGAGGATGTTATGTTCTGCTTGGAATACAAACATGAAGTTGAATGTACCTGAGATACCTAGAGGCATACCATCAGAGAATGAACCCTGACCAAATGG